AACAGACCCGGAGCTAACGACCTGCCCCATGTGTAATGAGGAAGGTTTATTTAGAGTTGTTACGGGCGGGCTTCACAGTTTTATGGCAGGAAGCAATACCGTAGGAAGCATTGCTGACAAGAATACTAGAAGAGATAGAAATAAAATCAAGGAAGAACACCATAAACAACTAGAGTCAAGCCCTCAACAAAAGAAACAGTGGTATCAAGAACAGGGAAACAAGACTGCGAAAGAAATAAATAAAATGAATTCAGATCAAAAAAGAAGATACATTATGGAGGGTTAAATGAAGAATCGTTACTCAGAAGATCAATTAAAAGTTTTTTACGATAAGTCTAACGTAGACGGAATGGACTATGTTAATAAAAACGGAGAAGTTATAGACAATGATGTAGATAAAGCCTACGCTAAGATTATTCATCAGGGGGATAGGCAGACCTATCAAGTAAAAACTTACGAAAACACCATATTTGACCCTATTGGAAGATTGTCTAATAGAGAAAATATAATAGACACAAAAATGAAAAACGTTTCAAAAAATACTTTTGATTACTATGTAATGTATCTTAAAACAAACAATTCAATTTACTTAACTAAAGCTAATAGGAGTTTCATTAATGAATAAGACTGGACCACTAGGAGAAGTAGAAAAATATTACATTAAAAATATGTACACAGAACTTTCTGTAGAAGAGCTTTCAAAGAAGTTAAACAGATCTCTCCCCTCTGTAAAAAAGTATCTTAAAAAAATTGAAGAAGAAAAACCTAAACAAAAAGAACCGAAAGCTAGTCCAGCTAGAAATCTATTTGCTTCTAACAAAGGCAGCACCGTAATGACAGAAGCAGCGTCTCAGAGCGTTGATGAAGCAAGAAACAATGTAAGCCGCGAATCAAAAAGAGCGAAAACTTGTACGATCAAAATAAGATAGACTTCAAAGAAATAAGAAAAAAAGCGAGAACAGACAGAGACGCAACATGGATTGTGTGCTTGCTTACGGACGATAATCTGAAAATGATTAAGAGTTGTAAGGAATGGAGAGACTTAAAAAATCACTGTGAAGAAAATAATCTGTTTATTCAGGATTTGTATTTACAATTTAGGTCTCATCCGGTTAAGATAGATGTCTCTGATTGTGATGGGGTTTACTTTATAAATTCTGTGACAGCGGTAATGGGCGGTTTGTCTAAGCAGACTTATACAATAGGCAAACTCAAGGATGGCAAAGTTTTTAAAACCATCTGGAATGTTCCAGAGTTAATAATTGAAAGAGAATTTGAAGATGACGAAGACAATTGCTTCCAAGAAACCATTATACGAAATGAAAAAAAGACAAAGAACCGAAAAGAGTAAATATAAACACAAAAGCACGGGTGACTACTGTACCTGTGCCGCTTACTTAGCAGAAATGATGTGTCTTAGGCTTGCAGAACATAAAAACGAAGGCAATCTTACCCATAAATTTTGGAATAAGAAACCTTGGGACTGGACATTCAAGCAACAGTTATTTGCTGCTAATTCTTTAATAAGGAAGTACGGAGAAGTAGCCGTTGTAAAAGCGGTTACTTCTCCTTTCCTTTCAAAAGTCTTCTCTTTAAAGAATAGAAGAGTTGTTCCTGAAATTAAAAAGCAACTAAAACTAATAGACAAGCAGGCTAAGGATAGTCAGAAGCTAGATATAAAAAAGGAACCAAATGTAAGAAAGAAGACATACGGAAAAAAATCTAAATTAAACAAACTTAGAGGACTGGATGATGGCAAAAAAGAAAGCCAAGAATAAATTTGAAGACGATGTTGTAAGTAACTCCATTGTTAAAAAATATGGAGACATTGTAGAAGAAGGAACCAAAGTACTTAAAGACTTAGAAAGTTTTAAAAACCTTTCTATCTCACCCGCTTTAGACTTAGCTCTTGGAGGCGGACTTAGAGAGGGAAGTGTTACGATCATGGCTGGAGATCCTAAAACAGGGAAGACAACTACAGCGCTGTATGCTGCGGCAAAAGCACAGGCGGCAGGAAAAACGGTTGTATATTTTAACACAGAGGGTAGGCTCACGAAAGAAAACTTTAAAGGGATTAAAGGTCTAGATGTAGAAAAGATTAAAATCGTACAAGCTACTGATGCTCAACCCGTGGTATCCGCAGAAACTTTTCTAAATGTAATAGAAACATATATAAAGAACACTCCAGACTTTTTTGGAATTGTAGACTCATCTTCCAGCATGGTTCCCCAAGATGAATTAGATGGAGATATTCGCACGGGAGTAAGAAACCAGCTTCCTAGATTAAACTCTATGTTTTTTAAGAGAATTTCTAACGATGTATCAAGAACCAAAGCGATGCTGGTTTGTATTTTACACAACATCGCAAACACGGGTGGTTCTAGGTGGTCTCCAGCAAAAATGGCAGACGGCGGAAACATGATTCAGTATCAAGCGGGAACCAATATGGTCATTACGCATAGAGGCAAGTGGGAAGAAACAGACGAAAATGGTAGAGATGTAGGTCAAGTTGCTAACTGGATGGTTAAAACTTCTGCCGCCGGAGGAAAACCTAATTCTAATGCTGTATCCTACATTAAATATGGTACTGGTATAGATGAGATTAGAGAATTATGCGAAATAGCCACTGAGCTTACATTCATAAAACAAGCTGGCGCTTGGTATACAATAACGTCAGCTATTAGCTCTACAGATACAAGAATATTAAAACTACTAAATAAACATGAAGTACCTGAAGACACAGAAGCAAGAGAAAAGTTTTTCAAGTTTCAAGGTATGGCAAAACTTAGTAATTTTATAGAGCAGAACAAAGAGATACAAGAATTTCTTTACGACGAAATTAAGAGCGTACTATGAAAGTATTAGGTCTTAATGGAAGAGATTACAATCTAGACCTTAAAAAGTATATCGTCAGAGAAAACGATACCAAGAAAAAATCTAAGTATCACTTGGAAGCAAGACGACTACTTAAAGAAATGTTTTCTGGATACACTATACTAGAAGAGGTTAAACTTCCGGGTTCTAGAGACCCAGTGAAAAAATCAGTTTTATTCCTAGACTTCTTTATTCCCAATGCCATGCTAGGTATAGAAGTTCATGGTCAAAAAAACTATGAATTTTCTAAATTCTTTCACAAAACTAAAGCTGGCTTCTTGAAGTCTGTCTCAAGAGACTTCATAAAAGAAGACTGGTGTGAGTTAAATGAGATTCAACTAATTGTTCTTAAATATTCAGACAGGATAGAAGAATGGAGAAAACAAATTGAAAGCCGCTGAAAGACTGAAAGATTTCTTAGACGGTATTGATAATTATATAACCGCCAAGAACATAACGCCAACAAAGTTCAATACAGAGTTTGCTATAGCAGAAACGCTGTCGCTAGGAAGTTTAGAAAAACTAACTCAAGATGAGTGTTTTGGTTACGCATATCAACTTATGCAATATGTAGATCACGTTGCTACAGAACGAGCGCAATGTGAAAATGTAATTCGTTGGTGTGAAAATTCGCTACAAAGCATTATATCAGAACAGATTGCGGATGGTGTTTGGGATACGTATGCTAAACATGAAACTAAGGTCGCTACAATTTTAAGAAATGACCACCTAGCAAACAAAATCAATGAATGGAAGCTAACCGCTCAAGGAAGACTTGAAAATATTAAATCTAGAGAGTATAATATAAGAAGAAAGGCTGACATACTATTTGAAAAAGGTAAGAGAAAATGATAGATAAAGATTTACTTAAAAATCTAAACACAGAACAGAAACAAGCATTGCTTGAACAGTTAATGTCTAACTTGTCACAATCAAGCGATAAAACGGAAGAAGCTACAGAAGAGAAAGAAGCTCCGACCAAAGGTGGGGTAAATCAAGATTTCACAGTCACTAGAGATAAAAATGATGAAAAAAGGAGAACTGCGGTGAGAGCTAGAAAAAATCAGTGGAAGGACAATGAAGATATAATGAAAGACATTGTAACCCCTGAAGGCAAAAGAACCCCAAGAGAGAGAAAAAAACAACCTAAAACAGAAGTTGAGTGTCATGTTTGCGGAAGAGAGTTTAAGGTTGAATCAAATTTAATTTTCGGAGAATACCACAGGTGTAACAGATGTGGGGGAAAGTAGAATGAAAAATCTACTAGGAGACCAAGGCGCAGAAACCGCAGTTCTTGCTGGACTGTTTAGCTATGGTCTAGAGTCATATGTTGAAATAAGCGATTTGATTGATCACAATAGTTTTTGTAATCAAAACAATCAGTTGATATACAAGTGTATTGAAAAGATTCTTGCTAAAGAAGCATCGGTAGATTTACCCAGTCTTTTATCTGCGGCTAGTCAATTAGGTTTTTCAGAAACCATTCAGACTAAACAAGAATTACAATATATTAAAACCTTGATGGACTTCCCTGTCAAGCAAGATAATGTAATTCATTTTGCGGCCCAGATAAAGAAATTTGAATTCGCTAGAAACATAAGAAGTCTTGCTAATAAAATAGGTAAAGACATTGAGGATATCAAGGGCGATGAAGACATAGACACTATTGTTGGAATACTAGAAAATCCGGTGATGGATTTTTTAAGAGAAGAAGACACAAGAGACAAACAAGAGTTAATCTCAGAAGACATTGAAGAATACATAGAGTTTTTACTGGACAATCAATGTGATCAAATTGGACTCACTAGCGGTTTCCCAAGGTATGATGCGGTCATCGGTGGCGGCCTACGTCGCAAATGTGTAGATATGGTAGCAGCGAGGCCGGGGGTTGGTAAGT